GGCAAGAGCAAGTTTAACTAAAAAGGAGTATGCGGCAACTTCCGCAAAGAAACGTAAAGACACCAAGGCCGGTAAACAGTTTTCAAAGCAGCCAAAAAAGGTCGCTAAGAAAACATCACGACATAGATGAGGCAAGAAAATGAGTGAGAAAGGCATAGTAATACCGACTTGGGCAATACCTCTAGTAGTTAGTTTGTTTGTTGGCGCTATAAGCTACGGCGCGGCACAGGCTAACGCAGAGACTACTACCACTGAAGTTAAGCGTATTGAAGTTATTGTCAAAGAGACAGCTAAAAAAGCGCAAGAGAATGGTCAGGCTCAAGCTGTAACAGAGACGAAGGTTGACGCAATCGTGGAGTCATTAGCCAGACAAGAAAAAATTCAAGAGAAAACTAACGATCAAATTTCTGCGTTAGTACAGGCGTTGTTGGCTAAACAATGAGAATGGTTTTTGCCCTTATCTTCCTCCTTTCTAACGGCGAGGTTGATGAGAGCAAGACGCGTTATTACGTCAAAAAACACCACTGCGTATTTATGTGTCAGGAACTATCTAAACCCTCCAAACACTACGAGGCGGTCGACTGTGTCTGCCGCTTAACTTGGGTAGATAATTCTGAACGAGTTATACAATGAAAACCCTCGTTTTTGCTTTAATAATAGAGACTTTGACTCCCGATGGTTTTGTTGAAGACGTTGAGGAGTATGGAGTCTGGAATAATATAAACTCGTGTGTTTATTTCGCTAGGACAATAACCTTACAAAGTATAAAAGGGTCTGGTGAGAATAGGTTCGGAAAGGTCTACGACGTGCCAATAAGGGCTTTTTGTAAACCGAAGTATGTAGACCCGAAAGAAACTGTAATTTTTAAATGAGGATATAAGAATGGATTGGAAAGATAAAGATGAACTAAAAGCGTTGGCTTTTGCCATATGTTTTTTCGGCTTTGGCTTTAGTTCGCTATTGTTTATAGACTAAGCGGCCTAAAAGGGTTGCAATAAAATAATACCTGTACTAATATCTGATATACGTCCATCACTACGACATGTGGTCGGCCCGTAGCCGTAAAAAACGTACCCCTCGCCTACAAAGGCGTAAAACCTGTCGAGGTCGCACCTCGTTAATAAGCGCTAGTTCGTTGCTCCACGATACGGAGATACGGATTAGCCGCTCCTTTAAGTCGGCTGATAAGGCGGCGTGTGCCGCATAAATTATTTTGTCAATTTAAAAGGAGCCTATAATGGCCACTACAAACTTCGGTACGCTTACTGGCGACCAACTCCAAATGTGGAGCCGCGACTTCTGGAAAGTAGCTCGCAACCAATCTTTTATCAACCAGTTCGCTGGTACGGGTTCAAACGCAATGGTACAGCGCGTAACTGAACTTACTAAAAACCAAAAAGGCACCAAAGCTAACATTACTTTGCTTGCTGATATGACCGGCGACGGCATCACTGGTGACAATACTTTGGAAGGCAATGAAGAAGCCCTCCGCGCGTATGACATCACCATTGAGCTAGACCAGTTGAGATTTGCAAACAGAATCGCTGGCCGAATGACTGACCAGAAGACTGTTGTTAATTTCCGTGAACAGTCTCGTGACGCACTTGCTTATGCAATGGCTGACCGATGTGACCAGTTGGCATTCTTGTCTCTATCTGGCGTTGCATATACTCATAAAAACAACGGCGGTCTGCGTACTACTTCTAGTACTGCTGGACACGAGTTGGTTGACCTTGAGTTCGCTTCAGACGTATCTGCCCCCACTTCTGCAAGACACCGTCGAGTTGATGGCGATGACATTCTTGCTGGTGACACTACTGCTTTGGTAGCTACTGACACTCTGAAGTACAAGCACATTGTTAATCTGAAAGCTTATGCTAAAGATCAATACATCCGTGGTATTCGTGGTGCTGGTAACCAGGAAACTTTCCACATGTTTGTTACTCCACAGCAAATGGCTGACTTAAAGCTAGATGCAGACTTCATCGCTAACGTTCGTAACGCTGGTGTTCGAGGAGCTTCTAACAGCTTATTCGCTGGTTCTTCATCGTTGATGGTTGACGGTGTAATGATCCACGAGTTCCGTCATGTGTTTAACACTTCTGGTGCTACTACTGGTTCTTCATCTAACGCTGGCGCAGCTGGCTACAAGTGGGGCGCAGCAGCTAACATAGTTGGCGGACGCGCTCTGTTCTGTGGTGCTCAGTCTCTAGCTATGGCTGACATTGGTTTGCCTGAAATGGTTGAAGATACTTTCGACTATGGTAACCAGTCTGGTATCTCTGTAGGCAAGATCTTCGGACTTCGCAAGCCTAAGTACAACTCTGATATTGCAGGGTCTGTACAGGACTTCGGCGTTATCTGACTAGATACTGCACAGTAAGACAATCGCCCCCTCTTCGGAGGGGGCTTTTTATTTATATAGGAATTAATCATGAAGATTGTTAGTGAAACGTCATTAAGAGTGACCACCCTAGGCGGAACAGCCGTTTTGTTTGAAGCGGGCGTTCCAAGAGAGATAGCAGAAGAAGTTGGCCTATTAGCAATACAGATGGGCGCGAAAGAATATAACGATAAATATGTCGAAGAACAAAATGCTGAAGAAGCAGTGTTCGAAGAAGTAATTGAAGAAGCACCTGTCGTACCCACATCTGATCTTGTAACAGTACTTGAAAAAATGATGGACGAAGGTGACCCAAAGAATTTTAAAACCGACGGTTACCCGAAAGCAGCAGCAGTAAATAAAGCTATGGGAGAAACCATTGGCACTGATGAACGGGAAGCGGCCTGGGAATCAATCCTTAACTCATAGGTATATATCATGGCAGTCACAGTACAAAGTGTAATAGATAGAGCACAAACAGTCCTTCAAGATACAACAGGCGTTAGATGGCCGGTTGTTGGCGAACTAGTCCTGTGGATTAACGACGCTCAGCGCGAGATAGCTTTACTAAAACCAGATGCAAGTGCAGCCAACGAGACGGTTACTCTAGCTACTGGAACAAAGCAGTCTATACCTACTGGAGGCAACCGCCTTTTAAAAGCAGTTAGAAACATGTCAGCTGCAAGTAGCGGAACTGGTAAGCGATCAGTTCGTTTAGTTGATAGAGAAGTGTTAGACGCACAGAGCCCTGACTGGCACGACCCAACTGTCGCTGGCGATGCAGCGCACACAACAATTGTAAAGCACTATGTTTATGACGAAGCAAACCCTCGTAATTTTTACGTCTATCCTGGCGTGGCAGGTAACGCTTATTTAGAGATTATTTACTCTTCAAACCCCGCCACTGTAGCGCAAAGTGGGTCACTGTCTATTCCTGATATCTACGCTAACGCTATTATGAATTATGTTTTGTACATGGCGTACATGAAAGACGCAGAGTACGCAGGTAACGCTCAACGCGCTAGTAGTCATTTCCAGTTATTTACTACGTCAGTGACGGGTAAAGGGCAGATAGACGCAATGACTAATCCTAATATGGAACGTAGACAAGCGGCGGTATAACACATGGCGATTTCTTATGAGACGCTACTCCCTGAAATATTACCAATGGTATATGGGTGTCCTGATACGCTAATTGAAAATAGTATTAGGTCAGCCGTTATAGAGTTATGTGAGAAAGCCAGCGTATATCAAGCTGAACTGGACCCACTAACAACAGTCGGCGGTATATTTGAGTATGATCTCGAAGCTCCGTCTGGCACATCAGTACAAAAAATACTGTGGGTGTCACACCTCGGAAAAGATGTTGAACCTATTACCTCTACCCTGCTTGAGCAGCGCATACCTAAGTGGCGCGAAGGCAACGGTGTACCTGAGTATTATGTGCAACAGGGCGCTGCTTTATTCTGGTTAGCACCAGTGCCCACAGTCACAACGGTCTCCAGTACCATTTTACGTGCTGTTTTAAAACCTACCCATTCAAGCACAGCGTGTGATAACGATGTGATGAACGACTATCGAGACACTATTGTAAATGGTGCCTTATTTAGACTGTTAAGAATCCCAAATAAAGAGTGGACTGACCTAACTGGCGCACAGGTGTATGGCAGTTTATTCAACCAAGGTGTTACTGACGCGGAGCGTAAAGCGCGAGGCGCGAACACAGGTGTAGCGAGAACAGTTAGATACGGCGGTACATCAGGCGCATGGCGAACAAGGCGTAAACATTATGGTAACGGTGGATAGCCCTGTTGAATCACCCATAGAGGACAACATTCATTGGGTGGCTCCAGCAGTAGAAGAAATTTTAGAAGCTAATCCGCAGCTTACATATACGGTTGCAGATATATACCTAGCCTGCGCTCAAGAACAGGCGACGCTTTGGACAACTAATGAAGGGATGGTTGTCACCACAGGTGAAACAGATATTTTCACTGGTAAAAGGACCATGTTGATATGGCTAGCTTGGGCCGAGAAGAGAGGGACTAACTTAGTATCAGTCCATCAAGACTTCTTTATAGAACAGGCTAAGCTAGGTGGTTTTTCAAAATTAGAAGTTAGGTCTGCAGTGCCTGAATTGAAAGATTATATTCTTTCGCAAGGCTGGCAGTTAGACACAATTGTTTACACGAGAGACGTATATGGGAAGCTCACCTAAGCAACAAGATTATCAGGCATCAGAAGCTGAAAAAGCCTCGGCTTCTGTAGCTATGGCGGAGTACAAGCATTTCAAACAAAAATATGATCCCCTACTTCAGAAAATGCGTGATCAATCTTTGACTGACAACACTACTGACTCCCTTCGCGGCAGAGCGAATGCTGACACGATGCAGGCACTGTCTAAGCCTTCGGCTCGACGCGCTATGACTGGTGCAGATGGTGGGGACTTAGCACAGGCTCTACAAGGGCAGTTGGGTATAGCGAACACGTCCGGTCTTAACATTAAAAATCAAATGCAGACTAACGTGCTTGGAACAGCGCGAGGTCAGGCGGCAGATGCGCAAACAGGTATGGCACAAGCAGCTAATCTCGCTACATCGGAAGCTTTAACTAGAGCGAAAAATAAGCAGACGGTAGCTAACGCGAAGATGACTGCGGCTGGCCAGGTAGCAGGCGCTGCATTAATGCAGGGTATGCAGAACAAAGCAACGAAAGGCACAAAAACTGAAGATTTAGGTCCAGAGATGGGAATGAGAACAACAGAAACAAGCGGCTCTTTCTTCAGCCCTGTTAATGACGCTGGGCAATCCGTTAGCGGTTTTGGTAACCGGCTTGCTTATTCAAACATATTTGGAGGTGGCTAAAGATGTCTCAAATGCCTGGTGGATATTCATATAATGAATTAGGTGTAACAACCATACAAGATGGTGGATACAGCGGAAGTTCAGGAGCCGGATATGCTGGACTCGGCGGCTACAACAATTATTTTAATAACAATATGGGTTTGCCAAATGTCAGCGACCCCGAGGCTGCATATGCGCAGATTACTCGCCAAGAGTATCTTGATTATGTAAATAATTATCGTGACTTTGAAGAAGGCATGATAGACAGAGCTCAGAATGATACGTCATTAATCGACGCTGCTCGTACTGATGCTGCTGCGGCCTCTGGTATCGCAACAGGTATCTCTAACCGCAACGCGAGCCGTTATGGCGCGGCACTTACCCCCGCTCAGGCTCAAGAGCAAACTAGAAGCCTCGATCGCGCTAATACTCTTGGGGGAATCCAGGCAGTTGGTGACGCAAGAATAGCGCAGCGTGAAGCTAATACACGGCAGCTGTCTGATTTAATCAATATTGGTCAAGGCGTTAACCGCTCTTCACAAAGTCAATTGGGATCTGCTGCTCAAAATGCTACGCAGCGTGAGAACGCTTATTCACAGGCCAAAGCGGCATCTAAGGCTCAAACGTATAGCACCCTCGGTAGTTTAGGTGCTATGGCCATTATGGCTTTTGCATTTTAAAGAGAATTTTTTATGGCACTTTTAGATGGTATTTTAGG